CCACCGTTGGCATTGACCACGTTCCCGGCCTGCATCGGCGCAGCGACCTGCTGTTGCCCGCCCATACCACGCAACGCTTCAATCAGAGCGTCCTGTTGCCGCTGCTCAGGGGTCTTCTGCTGTGGGGCTTGGATGTACTCTCCAAGAGGTTTGAAGAATTCCATGTCAACTCCTTAGAAGAACTTGGCCGCAAGGCCGGCCACAGCACCGAGGGCGCCTGTCTTCGACTGATTACTGGCAGCCTTGTCAGCGTTCGCGGCATTGGTCTGGTTCAACTGTTGCTGGTAGGCTTGGTTGGCAAGCTGAGTGTAATCCACATTGCCCAACTGTGGAGTCTGTCCGACAGAATTGAAGTCGACCTTGCCAGCGTTCTGCTGCAATCCCATCAGGCCCGACAGTTGTCCAAGGTTGGCCTGCTTCTGCCCGAGGAGTTCACTGACGCCTTGCTGACGACCCTGCATGGCTTGACCGTATTCGGTATTGCCTTGGTTGATACCGGACATGATGGCTTGAAGGTCAGCCGTGCTTTCGTTGGTGCCAATGGCGCGTTGCGCATTCTCCCATGCCTTGCCACTGCCGGTATTGAGGCCCATTGCCGCCAGCTTCGCTTCCTGTGCTGCGCGCTGCTGTGCCAGTTGAGGAGCCTGCAAGGCGCGTTGCGTGTCGATAGCCTGTTGGTTGTACCCGCCCACTTTGGGCATCGCACCAAGGCTGGAGAAATCCACCTGTGACGAGTCATACCCACCAATGGCGTTCTGCGCAGCGCCAGTGAGGCCGCCCATCAGCCCTTGCTGCGTGTCATTGAGCGCGACGTTCTGTGTCCATTGGCCAGTCGTCGGGTCTTGCTCCCACGTCAGGTTGCCGAACGCATTGGACTGGTTCGGGCGCGAAGCCTGCAAGTTCTGATTCCACACGTCCTTGTTCTGTGTGGCTTGCTGGTTCCCGATGGCCGTCGTGTCCATCGGCTCCGGCGTTTGAGTCTTAGATTTCTTGCCCATCGTCTTTCTCCAAGAAGCGGCACAGTTGCTTCGGCAGCGCGTAAATAATCAAGTCACAGTCGGGGTAGTAGTCCATCACGACGGCTTCCGCGGTAAACCCCATCTTCTCCAGCATCGTTCTCGACTTGTGGTTGTCTTCTGCAACAAGGGCCAGAATCTTCCGGCACCCAAGCTGCTCGAACGGGTAGGCGAAGATGGCCCGCAGGAACTCCTTCGGCATCACCGCACCGGGAGAGACCGCGATAGTGGCTGTGATGGATGATCCAGTGAAGTTCTCATAGAACACGCCACAAGTGTGTTCATCGTCCCGCAGCCAGCCAATAGCTGCTGACGCGATGCGCGGGTCAGCCTCAGTGGCGTTGGCTACCCACCGCAGGGTGTCAGGGCTGTTTAGGGTAAGCACTGAAAGCCTCGTTCAACAGTTGTTGGGTGCGCAGCGCATTGGAGTGGATGCTAGGGTCGTTGATATGGTCGATCACCTTGAACAGTTCCTTGCGATGCTCGATGTCGTTCTCGGCATGGTAGCGCAAGCAGCGCAGCGGTTCCACACCATGAATCGCTTCCAACTGTTCCAGCACATCCAGCGGGAAGGGGAAGCCCTCAAGTACAGCCATGTACCCGAGGATCGCGGCGGGGGAGACATGGTTGATAAGGTAATACTGCGTCCCGACCAACTCGACAGCCGAGCGGTTCAGGGGCATGTATCTCACATCAACGCCGAGCGTGGCAAGGTCGTCAGCAAGCCACTTGGCGTGCCCGCGTTCCTCCTCCAGATGCGTCCGCATGTACTTGTGGAACACTCGGGATGCTTCCGGGGCGGCATCGCGCGCCAACTCCATCAGGTTCTCACTCGCCACAATGACCTGATACATCCAGATCAAGTTGTGAATGAGGACGGTCTTGTTCGACAGTTCAAGCAGCGGGGCTTCCTTGCGAAGCTCCTCCACGTCGGCAATGATGCGTTCGGACATGCTCACAGGATACCCCCCGGCTCGTACAGCCAGTCAGTGCTGGCCCAATACGTTTCAGAGGATGCCCGCCCGAGCATGCGAATGGAGGCGTTAATGCCGATGCCTTCGGCGCCGAGCCAGTTCATGAAGGTGCGCAGGCCGCCAGCCCACCGGGCTTGATCCCACAGTCCTTCGTCCCACTTGCCGGGCTGATAGGACTCGAACGTAGCGGGGGAGAGCGGAGCGTTGAAACTGTAATTGACGTTGGTCGAGAACGAGATTTCAAACTGGCCTGCCGAGACAATGACCGGGCGCACCAGATGGAATTGTTTCTGCAACGGGCCTTCATTGAAGAAGCTGAACGTGGTCTGTGCTTCCCACCGAATCTGTTCCCCGAGCGTTATCGTGCCGTCGTTGGCAACGATTGCCCCATCTGTCCATTGCTCCCACGCCCGATAGACCGCGCCGAAGGAGCCGTAGAACGGAAGCTCCTGATGCAGTTCCCAACAGTTCGCGTTATAGCCAAGAAACTCGCTCCACGATTTCGTGATGTCGTTCTGCACGAACTGGAAGCTTGTCGTATCGGTGTTCGGAATGTTGATGAGGAACATGTTGGCACCGGGGAAGATGAACGGCTGCCAGCCGAAATCATCACCGTGCAGGGTCGCAGCTTGCGATACCAACTGTTGGATGTACTTCCCGCTGTTTTCTTCGGCAGGATTGACCTTGGTTGACTTGAGCAGACTGGACAAGTAGACAAGTCCGAACTGTGTCAGGATCGCAATGTCGCCGCCGTACTTGACAGCAACCCGAGGGCCGGCGACCGGGGCACCAGCGTAATAGACGCCTTGCAGCGCCCACGTGTCGGCGTTGTCCGGGTCAAGCCCTTGGTAGATAGACACCTCGCCCATCGATGAGATAAACGCGATGTGGTCGTCGGCACCATTGCCACTGTCGATCGTCCAAGTGATGACCATCTGGAGCGTACCGCCTCGAGTCCAGTTGGAACCCGGATTGAAGTCGGTAGCGACACCGTAGAACTGGTCAGGTGGCAGATACCACGCCCGCGTGCTATCTTTCTCCACGAACCATAGCCGCTTCTGGTGTGAGTAGACCTGCACCAACAGCTTGGGGTCAATACCTTTGATGGTATTAGCAGTAGTACCATCGCCAGCAATCAGGCGCTCGACTGTGTTGTCAGGACGAATCAGGATGCCGTCGTCAGCCCCATTGACCGCGACGAGGAACACGCCACCGACAGTCGGGAAGTTGATGTGCTGCCAGCGGGCATTGGTCAGGTCATTCTCGAGGATGACTGTGCCATTGCTGTTGGGCGCGGTCACATCGTAGAGCGAGGCGATACCCGGTTCTTGGGCGATGACGCAGTACAGCTTCGGGGCAGCCCCGAGGTTGTGCGACATCAAGCTCTCGACTTCACCGGGCAGGTCGGTCACATGCTCGACGTAGCCCCGGCGCACCTGACAGCCATACGGCTGAGCGAACATATTGCGCAGGGTGAGTGCATACCCCTCGGGCATGAACCCGAGCGCGTCGTAGGCATTAATGCCCTTGACCGGTGCCGGGCGGGTGAGGGACTTGGAAGTCTGTCGCATCAGATTCCGCCACTACCTACATTCCAGCTACCGTCCGGGATGTTGTTCACCCCGATGAGCATCGTGCGGGCACGCGGCGCCATCGTCAGGATGGGGGCGCCTTGGTTCTTGCCGGTGCGCGACCAGAACAGTTGCACGAAGTCTTCCTTGAAGCTGGTATCGTCCAAGCCCTTGGCCTGCCGGAACTTGAGTTTCAAGTAGGCGGTAACGACCCACGGATCGAGCAAGCACACATCCGTGTCGTTGGTCGCCATGTCATAGGTCGTGTTCGCGTCAGTGGCGGACGCCAGCCAGTTGCGGCTGATATACTCCATCGCCAGCGTCCAAGGTGCGAAGACGCCCGTGTTGGTGTTCGGCGAGGGGGTGTTGGTCGGCGAGGGGGTTGGGAAGACGACGAACTTGCCCTTCCACACACGATAGCGAATACGCGGCCCGGAGGACAACAATCCGCCCTTCAACCACTGCCATTCCTGTGGCGACTTGGGGCCAAGGAGAGGCCAGTGATTCGTGCGATCCCATTGGGTTTGCTGGATGAAATACGACCAGTCGGAGGGGAGGTCATACTCGTCCTGCCCCTCGACAGTTTCAATGAGAAACTGCTTGTCCAACTGTTCCCACGGGTAGCCCTGAACCAACTCGTAACCAGCCCTGTTCAGCAAAGCAACGAACTGGCGAACAAGATCATCCTCGTTGGCAACAGCCTCACGTGGAACCGGCAAGCCGAGTTCCGACATGCTTTGCTGGATGATCCAGAGGATGTTTTGTTCGCCTTCCATGTTACTTCTCCTTGGTTACTGCCTTGGGCACTTCCGCCTTGGTAAGGCCCATCGCGGTCAGTGCCCTCAACTGTTCTTCCAGATCGGCAAGGCGCTTCGCCATCGCTTCCTTCTCGGCATCCACAGCCTTGGCAGCGGAGTTGTCCAGCCACTCGCGGGCCTGCTTGCGAAGCTCGATGCCGCCCATCAGGCGTTGTAGGTTGCCATCCGGCAGGTCGGCCAGTTGCTCGACTGTGTGGATGTGCATAGCCTTGAGTTCTGCAACCAGCCCAATCTTGTTGAACAGGAATGGGAAGTGTTCCAGCGGAGTGCCCGAGGCGGCAGCGGAGATGCCTGCCTTCCATGCGTCGTACTTGGCACGGAAGCGTTGCATATAAAAGCCAGAATCCATAGGTGCGTCGATAACGGTCAGTTGCGAACCGGGCGTCCAGATGGTGATGAAGTCTTTCTCGTCGAAAATAGCCCGACCTTCTGTGGCCGACTTGTGCGGGTTAAGGATGGCAGCACGACGAAAGCGGACAGTCAGCTTGTGGTCATGTTTCCAGCGGTGAGCGTTCATATCCCCATCGAGGGTGTGATCCTTGGTCGGATCGAATTCGCCCAAATCGGGCAGTTCTGCGAGTTCGGCGTTCATCTGGATTCTCCTTTTAGTTTGGATGCTTGGAAAACGGGGCATACCATCCCGCTGTTACGTGTAGCTGCGAACTGGAACGATGCTTACCACAAATGCCATGTTGGTCATCGTCACGACTGTTCCTGCTGTTTCACAAACCGCCTCGACGGAATATACTGCTGCCGGGTCTGCGTAATCGATACCTGCCAGCGACACGGACACCGGGTTGCCTGCGCCCGCACCGTTGCCGGTCTGCCTCCAAGTAGTCGCCACGCCGTTCTTGTAGACAGTGAAAGTCACGAAGCGGTTGGTCTGACACTCGAAGTCTATGGACAAGTCGAACTGGACTGTTCCCCGGTCAGTTCGGGTGATTGTGCTGGCCGGAACAGCGGCCACCATCTCAGACGGCAGACTATTCGTGACCGCATTGAAGGCCACCAGCACCGGCACCGTGCCGAAGGTCTGGTTCAGCGGGCCATTAGCGTGGAGTATACTGTAGACCGGGGCGATAGCATTGAGGAAGTCGATTGCCCAATTCCGCAGCTTGGCCGGGGTGATAAGCCCCGCAGCATTGTCAGGGAAGTCGGCTGTTGCCTGTGCGATGAGTTCAACGATGGATTTGCGTGCCATGTTTATGCTCCAAATCCGGCGTCAAAGCCGGAAGAAAACCCGTTGGGTGCGGGCGGCGTGGTATCCACGATGTACAATCCACCAAGCGGGCCGACGCGCAAGCCGCCGACGTAGCTATCGCCGGGGGACACAGGTTGATTCAACTGACACTTGAGCGCACCGGTTGCCGTCACTGGCAGCCCGCCCACGTATCCTGCAATTGGCTCGCCCGACTGCCGGACGCACAGGGCGCCATTGTTCATGAAGCCCTTGCCTTGGTCGAACTTCTGCGGGTCGTTGATATTAACCTTGACCACGCCCTCTTGCGTCATGCAAACGCCCCCCTCACGAGGATCACTCGCAAGAGGGGCGACTGTGGTCACGTAAAGCGCGCCGTCGGCAGTACGAAGTCCGGGGATCACGGAACAAGCACCCCTGCCCACATGCGGTCGCCAACAGCCACGTCCACCATGATGGTGTCGGTGCCTGCGCCTGCTGTCCAAATCCACGTATTAACGTCGATCAGGCCAGTAGCTCCAGCAACAGCCGCAGAGGCAGACTGGCACCAATAACCGATGACAGGCATACCGCCAGTGTCGACCCCGATGCCTTTGGTGCCAAGAGCGATCTGGCTGTAGTTGAGGTCATTGGCAAAACTCGCCTTGATGACTTGCTCGGCAGAGGTACCGATGCAGCCATTCAACAGTTCGTTTTGTCCGGTGACTTCAACAGTCGAAGCACCAATCGGCTCTTGGTAAGGGCGCGTGTCTCGCTGGTTTGCGACGTTGTTGATCGTCGCGCTGCCGTAGGGAAGGGAGGCCATCTGTGCTCCTTACGGGGTCGTTGTCCACGTCAGCTTTTCGTCCAGCGGCACGCCGGGGACTGCTGTGTAGACGGGTT